AATATTAGCTGTGCTAATATTATCAACCATCAATGAGTGATGACCTATGTACGAACCATTCGAGCATCAAAAAGTCACGACTGACTTCATTAATAGTAACCCACGCTGCCTTATCACATCTGACCCAGGTACAGGCAAAACACGTTCCGTACTTGATGCAATCAAAGACAACGGAACACGGACACTTGTCTTAGCACCCTTGTCGATCCTCGAGAGTTCGTGGGGTGATGACATTGAAAAGTTCACGCCTGACCTAACGTACGTTTGCGCGTACGCCAAGAACCGTGAGAAAGCGTTCCTCGGTACAGAAGATGTTGTCATTACTAATCACGACGCAGTCAAATGGATAGCTGCGAATGCTGATCTCCTAGAAAACTTCAATACATTGGTTATTGATGAGTTCACTGCATTCAAAAACAAAGATTCACTGCGCAGCAAAGCAGCATTAAAGATTGCGAAGCACTTTGACAACCGTATAGCAATGTCCGGTACGCCAAACAGCAACACCATAACGGACATATGGCACCCAACACTGATCGTTGACGATGGTGAACGCCTAGGCCATCGCTTCTACTCGTTTCGTAGCAGTGTATGTACATCTAGCTTTAATGGCTTCGCTAACGAATGGCATGACAAAGAAGATGCACAAGAGATTGTTGGTGCTGCACTTAGCGACATCAACATTCGATACGAGTTAACTGACTGTATCGACATGCCAGCCCAGAGCGTACACACCGTATACGTAACGTTGCCCAAGAAAATTCAACAGCAATACGAACAACTGGCTCAGGACAACGTCCTATACACCGGACAGACAACAATCAACGCTGTGCATGCTGGCGCTAAAGTCAAAAAACTACTGCAACTCTGCACTGGTTCTATCTATGACGAGCATGGCACAGCTCAAGGCATACATGCCGAGCGCTACGAGCTAGTAATGCAGCTCGTTGCAGAACGTTCTCAGTCCCTCGTTGCGTTCAACTGGAAGCACGAACGTGAGCAATTAACGATGCTTGCCGAAAAGATGGGCATACCTTACGGCGTTATTGACGGCACTGTACAAGCATCCAAACGAAAAGAAATCGTTGATCGATTACAAGCAGGCCAGCTGCAGGTGGTGTTCTGTCACCCCCAATCAGCAGGACACGGCCTCACTATGACTAAAGCAAAGACAGTCATATGGGCATCGCCAACGTACAACGCAGAGCACTACGTGCAGTTCAACCGACGTATATACCGCGCTGGCCAAACCGACAAAACCGAAATCATTCAAATAGCAGCAAAAGACACATGGGAAACCGATGTCTACCAAAAGCTGCAAAACAAAACTTCAAAGATGGAAGAGCTTCTATCTGTACTTAAAGACTTACATACCAACCGGAGGATCGCATCATGAGCGTAGTAGAACTAGCGGCATCTAGCCTAGAAAACCAAAGCATCACTGAACTAATCAACCATCGTGCCGAAATCAAAGGCCAAATGGATCAGCTGAATAAACAGCTAAAAGAATTGCGTGGAGAACAAGATTACATAGACGTTCTCCTGCTCAAGAAGATGGACTCAGAAGGGGTTTCAAGAACAGCAAATGAAAACGCTTCTGTGTCGATCAACGAAGACACTGTGCCAGATGTTACTGACTGGGATGCTCTCTATGAGCATGTCACAAGTACTCAGGATTTCAGCTTGCTTCAACGACGTGTGAGTTCGACTGCTTACAAAGAGCTGCTAAAGATGGGCGAAGTTGTCCCTGGCTTAGCGCCTCGTACCGTAAGACGCGTCAATTTCCGAAAACTTTAACCGTAAAACTTAACAACTGACATTTAACAAGGAACAATTGATATGGGTAGCACAGCGTTAGCAATAAAAGAAGACAACGTACCAGCACACGTAGCAGCCTCAATGGGCGCTGGTCGTGGTAACGAGAACGTAGGATCAGAAGTACAGATCCCTCGATTGAAGTTGCTGCAGAAAATGCACGACGAAGTAGACAAAAACCACCCCAAGTTTGTGAAAGGGGCAGAGGTAGGTTTGTTCTACAACACGCTCACGGATCAAGTCTATTCAGACACTCTCCACATCATCAGCATCACGTTCAGCAGTGAATACACTGTCTGGAAAAACCGTGACGCAGGTGGTGGCTTGCTTGGTAGTTACGGCTCAGCAATTGCAGCTGAAGAAGCTATACAGGCAACAGGCAGACCTGATGACTACACCGTTTCACCTACGCATCGACACATGTTGGTGTTGAAGGATGCTGAAACTGGCGAGCTAGAAGGCCCAGTCATCATGGACTTTGCCAACACTAAACTCAGAGTTTCTAAAACTTGGAACAGCCAGATTGGTATGAAAGGCGGCGATCGTTTCGCTGGCTTATGGACCATGCAAGCTGTGCCAGCAAGCAACGACAAAGGCTCATGGTTGAACCTAGATGTATCGTTCGCAGGCTGGACCAAAGAAGAAGACTACCGATTTGCTGAAGGTCTTTACGAGCAGCACGGGTAGTAGCCATTCCTCCAGGTCAAGGGCGCGGGATTGCGTCCTGATTCAACGGTCTAGCCCACCGTTGACCGAAACGGGCTACTTACTTTATGAACGAGCACGGTTTTGTACGAAGCATACATAACGCTCTGTCACCCGACGTCTACAAGTGGAAAATCCACGACACGTATACGGGAGGTGTGCCCGACGCCATGTATGCAGGTCCAGCAGGTGTGCTGTTCGTCGAGTACAAGTATGTCAAAACCCTACCCAAGAAAGACACAACTGTGATCCGTCATTCGTTATCACCGCTCCAATGTGCATGGTTAGAACGTATGAAAGTGAGTACTTCGGTAGCACTAATATTAGGAGTTGAAGATTCTGCACTAATAATAGTTGACGAATTTTCAGCTAATATATATAAGGATAGGTATGTAGAAGAAAGTATTCCACGAAAGCAGGTAGCTGAGTGGATCTACAACCAAACACACTCAGGACGAGCGGATGAAAAAAGCCCACGAGTTACCACAAGCCGTGAATAATTTACGCGCTATTTGGGATCAAAAGAAAGCCGAAATGAAGTTTACGCAGGTTGAAGCTGCGGGAAAACTTGGCTGGTCACAAAGCGCTGTATCCCATTACCTCAACAACATTACCGAACTAGGTCCAGCAGCAGTCATTAAGTTCGCTAATTTTTTATGTGTTGATCCTGTTGAGATCGACCCAAACGTTCAAGAGTTCTTGCCTCACACTAGAACCCGAATAATCAAGTATGACGCTTCGAATCTGTCAAAACAGATCAATGTAAAATACTACGACACTCACCCCCCATCTTCTTTCTGGGTGAAAACAGACGCTAGCATTTTCACTTACCGAACTGGTAGCTCAAACAAGAACGCTACGTGGTTCACTCATGTGTGCCCGCCAAAAGATCACCCCAACGCTAGCATTTTTATGGTCCAAGCTAAGGGTCAAAAAGAAGCTCGCATTTACAAGAAAGAAGACTTACCGCCTGACTCAGACATAAGCAAAAAGTTTGCCGTACTCGAAACGGAGGTTAACAACAGCATTACAGATTGACTTTGACAGTACCTATACTAATATTAGTTTCACAAATATAAGTTGCAGGAGGCAACACTCGGTGGAACAGATCTTATTAGAGAAGTACGGCCCGTTCATGGACTTGGAAGAACTTGCCGATCTATTAAGGATCAAGAAACAGTCGATGTATCAGCAGATATATCGCGGCCAACTAGACGTACCTCATGTGCGACGCGGTAAAAAGTATCTTTTTCCGACCCAAGAAATTGCTAAATACTTCACATCCCAGCTAAATCTTCCGCGCGAAGATTGACGTACCTTGAGAGTTGTTCAAGTGAACTGTGTCCCGAAACAACTTGCACTTGTTCAACTCGCATCCCCCTCTCAAACATCCGACTTATCGCCTCATGACGCAAATCATGGAAGCGCAGGTCGTCAATCCCCAGCTTCTTAGTCATCTTGGCAAACTTGTCAGAAATCGACGCAGTAGTCTTTACAGTAAAAGGGTAATCACCTTGCCCAAGATCATTCTGTGCGCGTAGCAACGCCTCTCTCACGCCCTCCACAAGCGGTACTTCCTTCCAAGACTTGCCTGTTTCTGAGTCTTTATCTTTCCGATTCACGAGGACAAGATCCTTTTCCCAACACACGTTAGACCATTTTAATTCGTGAATTTCCCCTTGGCGTAGACCAGAGTGAACAGCTATGTCGATCGCGTACCACAGCCAATTAGGCTTTTCATTACTGCCTTCATAAATACCGCACTCAAACTTCAGTGCTTCTAGTTCAGACGGGGTTGGCCGACGCGTACGCCACACGCTGCCCTTGATCACCTTCTTTCTTTTCAACTCGTCAATAGCTTGCGCTACAACATTCTCTTGAGTTGTGATGCGACTGGCTTCTACGACCTGACGCAAGTAGTACATCTGTTTTTGGAGCGTTGAAGCGGAAATCGTTTTGTAGCGCATAGCTGCAAAATCCATAACCATGTCGTAGGTCATATCGTGTATCGATACACCGCTAAAATATTTTTTGATCTGGTTAAGTTGTCCCATCTTCGGGACAGGGGTAACGATTCCAAACTTAGTATTTTCGGCTACTAGTCGGTCGACCAAGTAATCAATGTGAGTAGACCGCGTACCGCTGACGTCTACCCACGAATGATTGTCCATCTGGGATTCTATTTTTAAAACCCATGAAGCGGCGGCTGCTTTAGTGAAAAAACTTTGTGTTTGTTGTGGGTAACCCTTGATGCGGATCTGAGCTTTCCACTTCTTTCCGCGCTTTGTTATCGTTCCCATCAGTGTGCCATCCGTGTGCCAGTGAGTGTATGCTCACACGGAAACGTAGATGTGACAAGGGCTGAAATGATGGCGGAGAGAGAGGGATTCTATACCTAAATCACCTCTAAATCCTTATGTATCAATGCTTTTAGCTAGATTTATGTCTATCTGTACTTCAGATACCGAATTGCATAACTTATTGATACTACTACATATTTTATTTTACATTATTTTTCAGTGTGCCAAGTGGCACACTAAAGATCTTGTTTGGCTATCGCGCCTAAAGCTACAAGAACAAAAGCTATTACGTAAAGAATCATGCTTACCTCTGGTTGATTGAGGCGCAATTATACGTGGACTAGCGATATGCAACTAATGCATTAACTGCATGGTCGTTATGCAAACCTGTACTTGCCACGATTCTTCTTACGGCTCACCACCTTCACATTACTAGGCTTGTTGTTGCGGGGGTTACCGTCCTTGTGGTGAACATCTTTCTTGTCACCTTTCTTCACTTTGCCTTTGGCGAGAGCAGTCCGACGGGCCTTGTTACGGCCCGCGCGGTTCTTCTTCTGGTCGGTCTTACTGTGGTACTCGCTATACTCTTTCTTGTAGTCGCGCTTAGTAGCCATAGTTCTTTTTCACCTTCTTCTTCTTTTTCTTTTTTGGTTTATCTTGCTGGTTTAAAACACACTGCTTGCCTTTACCTTTGTGCATGGTTATCTCCTACGCGTTGTTTACTGCTTGGATGCTCGTGTAAAGCATCATGAATATTTGATAAAGAAGACCGCTCATAAACAGGATTGCCGTGCTTTGCACAGTCAGCCAGAAAGCATCTTTACGACGACGGGCCTGAGCGTAGATAGTTTTTTCGCGCTCGTTCTTGATACGCCGACGAAGGTCAACCAGTTCTTGGTAGCCTTTCGGGCCATACGTATACATAAGCAACTCACGCAGCTCTCTTTCTTGCTGTTCCGCTTTCTTTTGAGCGGCGTAAACGTTCATTGCTTCTTCTTCGACAGACTTACTAGCGACTATCTTTTTAAAAAGCGGTGGGTTCTTAGCGATACGCTCGGCTTCATTTAAGTCGGCGATTGCTCCGTACCATTTACCGACTTGTCCCAGCGTGTCTTCCACGTCTCGCCCCATCTGAACCATCTTTTTGACAGTATTGAATGCAGCTGTAGCTGTGGTGATTGCGGTTATTGGGTCCATATTAGCCTCCTGGTTCAGTCGGCCATGACACCTCATCTAGGGAATTGATTGTTGTGTAGTTTGCGGGAACGTCTCGCAGTGCTTGCCTGTAAGTTACCCACTCTGCTTTCGCAGCATCGGACAACGGGCTATCAGCCGCTTGCGTCCAGTCAGATCTGTACAGTTTCCTGTTACGAGTCTCCCGAACTTCAGCAGCTAAATTAACTTCGTCTAAATTCCACTGGTAGTTTGCCCAGTAATGATATTCTGATGGGCGCGCAGGTTTATCTTTTTGCCAACCGTCTCGCCAGTACCAGTTTTCACAAACATCCGCATCGCTTTCGGCGTAGTCAAAACTGCGCACAGTATCGTCGCCAACCTGCTCACCATCGGTAAACGCGCCGTCTTCTGAAGGGTGTACTGTGGCTACGACTTCGCCATGTTCATTCACAAAAGCAAATTTAATCATACGACATAACCTACCATTTCTGTCCTGTGTCCTTTCCAAACTCGGGTGTAACTACTCTGAGCAATCGTCTCACCGCCCACATTCTGAATAGCTGTACTAAAAGTTGGAGGAGTAGCGTTAAAATTCCAAGCACCTAGCCGCGACTTAGCCTGGTACTGCTTGTCCTCAGAGGGGCCATACACCCTTCTGTACAAACCGCCGTAACTCATTGCTAACGCATATATGTTTTTAAGATCATTTACGCTGGACGCTGTAAACCAAGTAGCAGCACCAAAACTAGTTGCCGTTACCTCATGATGTCGCGCCGCGCGCACACGATACGTTGGTTTTTCTGTGGTGAAACTCAGCGTTCCATTTGACCGATACACATTAAACCCGTAGTTCGGGGGGGTTTGCCCGCTAATCTGTGTGTCATCAAACAAGCTGCAGCGTTGGATAATTGCGTAGTCAGCGGCTTGCGTAGCAAGAACAACGCTTCCATATGCAAAATTCATGTAACAACGCCGTTGCCGAGAGCCGTTAGAAAGCGTTATGTCGGAGTACCTAGCGAATAATCGGTACTGCACGTTCGTGTTTGGGTTACTCGGCCTAGCCACCACCAAAATATCGTCTGGGTAGCTACTTGGGATGGTTACATAACCCTGTGTATAAGCATCGGTCGCTGCAACCGTGCCTGTCGCAAGCACCTGATAGCCCTGAGTGGTCTCATCTATTTGTGTAAATCCAGAGCTGTTGTATGCACGAAATCCAAAAGCCATTATTGATTCAACTTAAATACGTTAATGCGCCAAAAAATAGAGCTGTATCCCGCTGTCGAAGGATTGTTGTTTGTTAAAGTGACGGTATTGGTAGTAGATACAGCTTCTAAATGGTAATCCACGGGCGTTATGTCGATACCCCAGTCGCCAGAAGTAATGTCGTACCCTCCACCGATTGTCACTGTAGTTGTGGAAGAGCCCCCACCAGTCAACGTCCCAGAATAAAACGCATAGTGCATAACCTGCTTGTCGCCCGGGTCAAGGCGAAGTGCGCCTGAAGATGACCAAACTCGTATCCCTGAAGGCATTAGAGGTTCCCCAGCTTCACGCGCAACGTGTTAGACGAGTCGAAAACTTCAATTTTGTCTTCTTGGATTACCATTCGCGCGCCTGACGCAGCGCTCTTCAAATTAATTTGTGCGCCCGTACCAACAAGGTTTAGTTTATTTACCCCAATGCTGCTTGAAGCAAGTCTGTCGGCACTCAGTGTGCCTGTAGAGATCTGATTAGCACTTAATGAACCAATCTTTGCTGACGTAATCGACGCGTCTTTTATCGCGGCCGCTTTGATGTAGGTAGTGCCGCTGTCAATGAAGAACGGTACGTTGGCCGCTGTCGGAGTCGTTGTACCAAGACCATCAGCCGTTGATGCGGGATTAATCACCGCGAACTTATCAGCACGAACAATAAATGCAGACGTCGGGCCTGCGGTCGTAGTCGTGTTGCTTAGACCAAAGCCCGCAACATGACCGTTGTTATCGATCTTTACTGAGTACTGACCTTCAAGATCTTGTATATCAGTCTTAATGCCTGGGATATCACTAATTGGAGTCGCTAACGACGTAGCTAACTCGCTGCTAGTAATTGCGTTAGCCAAAACGTCTAACTGAAAGTCAACGTCCGCAGCCGTTGTGCCTACTGTTCCCGCGCTGTCATTAAACGAGCCAAATACGTCAGCTTGAGAAACAGCTCGAACCCAGTAGTAACGAGTCTGCGCGCTTCCAACTGGGTCGGTGTATGTGAACCCACTAACAACCGCAGTCAGCACAGCGTCACCAAGCACGTCACTGGTGTGAGACCACACCTCTGTAAGCACTCCCGTGCCGGAAACAATAGGGGCCCAACTCAGATTAATAACAGAATACGCGCCCGATGCCGCAAGACTAGTAATAACCGCAGGGGGGCTAAGGTCTTGTATCGCTGGAGTAGGCGCAGGGCTAATAGAACCGACTAAACCTGTACGACGCTCGTTGAAGTAGTTTCCTTGGAGATTGACTGCAAGGCCCCCAGCAACAAGCTCTCGTAAAGTAACGGCTCGATCGAGAGGATCACCTCGACGGCCAAGGCGTATCTCAACGGCTTCTGCTAAAGCAGTAAGATAGGCGCGCGTTTCTGCATCTACCGTTGAAGGTGGTCTTGGTATGCCTGGAACTTGGGTGGGGTCTGTCATGTACCGCGCACCTCGTCCATCGCTTGTGCAAGACAAAACTCATTTATGTCTGTCCCTTCTACCTGAACCTCCCACTCCTGAGCAATAACAGCGGGCATGCGCATGATTGGTTCTTGTAAAGTGCCATTACTAACTCCGGCAGGCACAGTAGTAGCCTGCGTGTATGTTCCTCCTGATTTACTAAGTACATAATGAGCAACAAGGAAGCCGTCGCCGTATACCCTTACTGTTACTGGGTAAGCATTTGCGTTGACTGAGATCCAACCCATAGAGATCGGAGTAGGTGATACAAACTTTTTGGTCTTGAACTTGAGGTTCTTAGGCGTGGTGCTGCCACGGTACTTACGAATTTTGTTGCCGACAATAACGTAAAGCTGGCCGTCTTTCGGGTTCCGGTAGCCGCCTCTAATATCTCCAGAAACTGTTAATGTAGTTAGGCTTGCGTCCTGATTGCGGGGGTCGTATACCCAGCCACCACCAGCATGAAAAGCTACGTACGTGCCTTCATGCTTAAACGCTCGAATAGTGGTGGGGTTGAAGTCATCGTTCCACTGTTTAGCACTAATTTGGCCTTGCGTTGCAACAGCTCCTTGAGCGCCTTGCACTGTGCATAAGCCATCCGGCCCCGCATAAATGATGTAGTCGCCCATATCTACAACGCTTCGTGTATTGACGCAGGCTTGTGCCAGATCTATTCGAATCGCCGTCATAGCACTAGGGTCAGTACCAGTAATGAAATAAGGCTGACCGTCTGTCAGAGCAACTACGCCATTAGAAGTGCTTGCTATCGCAACAATGTCTTCTTCAGTCGTAATCCGATATTGGATCGGCCAAGCATGCGGAAGAAATGGTTCGCTCAAGCAGAAACGCTTGCCTGTAAAGCCTGCCATGACGCCTTGTGCGAGTGGGATTAAGCCCTGCAACGGGCCATCGGGATACAGGTTCGCATCATCATCTGGCGGACCAATCCAAGTATCACTTGGCAATACTTCACCCAAAAACGCTGACTCGGTGCTATCGGTATACGAAGTAGTGTTGTATGACACTTCAGCTACAAACTGAAACCGAGTGTTTGTAGAACCTGTATTGGAACGGTATATGCGCTTTTTTGCACCAGCGCCAAAATTGTAGTTACCAGATGGTAAGCTGCCTGTAGCTAAAGTAAGTGTTGCGGTTTGACCAGCATCTTTTTCTATCGCACCGCTTGGGTCGCTAGGTGGACCCTCTTCGCCAAAAGCGGTTACTAACGTATACACATAGCTAACGTCATCGGGCGTGAGACTGTCATCGGCTGTGTTATTTATAACGACAGTAGGGGCAGCGGAAGGCGCGGGAACTCCTAAACGATACGACGTATTAGGGTAACCGTTGTTGCCAGCCACTAAAGTGGCGTATGTACCAACGCGCGGGTAATCGTCTCCGGTATAATACAGGCGATCAGTTGTATCCCCTGGTATAGGCCCTGGCACTGCAGAGACGTCTTCTTCGCTCCACTCCAACCAATTTGTGTCGCGGTAAAAATATATAGAACGTCGCGCAGAATTTTGCAGCAAATACGTATCAGAATCGTGAGTAACAGATTTCAGGTGTTGGGACTCAAAGTCAATGTTCTCTGCAATCTGCCCGAATCTCTCCGCCAACAGTCGAGGATTGACTGCTGGTGCAATGCCTGCAAATTTTTCTCTTTTAAAATAAACCATCATAACCTCTTGCACTTATTATATTAGCTATGCTAATACTTTTAAACACTAAACGTAGTAAAAAGGGGAGTTCAGGCCATGCTTTCTCTTCGTAATAATTACCCTTCAAAACGCGGCGTTGCGTCAAAAAAAGCTGTCTCTTCAGCAAAATACTGAACCATTTTGGTGTAGCAATCAGCAGGTAGCCAATCTTGTACAGGCTCTCTGAATTCGGCGGGTACACCATTCGGATTCATCTGTATGCTTGGAAACTCCGCAGTTACGGGAGTTCCTAACTTGTCGCCAAGAATGCTCTTTGTTACAGCCTCTACGTCCTCCCATCGATATGCCGTTGCTACCTGAGTGTCGCCCATAAAGAAGTAATCCCTATATGAAAAAAACTTATAGCGGGGCGAACTTGCATATCTCACAAGATTGCATAGCTGATCAAGAGGGTCTTCTGACGCATCTAACGCGCCTGAGTGTCTTCCTAAAAAGAAAGCCGACACCCACCTTTCAAAAGGCTCGCGTATAAAACCAAACGCGGTGTACTCGCTAAGTTCATCTGCTGTTACAACATTTGTGTTGACCAGCACCGCAGGCGTAGCGTGATACGCTTTCATCGCTGTGATGTCTTGGGGGGTTGTCAGTGAGTAAACTACATCGGTGCTATCTGTAATGTCTGAATCTAATATGGCCCTTTGGACGCTATTGGATGCAGTGCGGGGAACCGCTACGAACAGAAGTTTATGCTTTTTTGAAAGATACATTATGGTACTCCGGTTGTGTCTGCGTAACCATCCGATACGGTGGCCCCTGGTGTAAGTCTGCGAATCAGATCCTCTTGCATTGGTCCTACAGTCGGCCCCTTCCAGCGGGCAGCGACCGTTGTAGGTGTAAGGCCATCCTTCCATTTTTGAAAGGCAAGCAGCCCAAAACCGCCGTCCACTACATCACGACCTTTGAAATTGACGCCTGCGCCATGAGTCTCGCCTGTAACTAAAGTCTCGGATGCCTCTCTGTAGGTGATCTGTTTCAACTGACCTGCGTCATCTACTGCCCAGGTGTCCAAGCGCATCTTGATCACATCAACGTCTGGGTGTCCGTGGATAGGTAAGTTTGGGCAAGGGTGTATCAGATACAGTTCAACCTGAAACTGACCGCTTCTAAACAAACAAAAAGAGGTGGCGTCGTCGCTTAAATTTACAACTTCGTCTGGTGGTGCAATTGGTCGATTCGCAGCATTCCACCACTCGCAAAACTCCTGCACTGTTTCCCACTGCGGCACCGCGTGGCCCCCCATCGGGTTAGTGCTAAAAACACCCTGCTTTGCCATTTTAATGGTCATTAGCTGACCGCCAGTTCTGCCGTTGGGCGCAGTGTTAAATATCGGTCAGCATACTGCGCTGATAAATTAGCTTCGTGTGCGCCTTGTAGATGTTCCAAGAAATCCGACCCGCCTTCGCGATCAAGGCAAAGCTGCAATACTTGCTGCTGGGTTATACTGCTGTAATCGATAAATGAATCAGACAGAGTGTCAGTGTTCAGGTATGTCAGTATTTGACCTTGGCTGTTCACTGCGCGGCGGAAATCAGGATCAAAAAACTCTACCTGCCACAGCACTTTTTTGACGACGTTCTCGCGTCCGTCTTGTTCGGGGATCGTATATAGCTCTAGTATTTTTGCTTCATACTCAATGTTCATCAGTTGTGTCCTCTAATAATGTTTTTGCTAACCCGACTCGCAGCTTTGCAACGCGAGCTAGCGTTTTCTCTGCCAACTTTTTTACGGTTGGTAACTCGTCTGCGAACGGTGATGCTTTTTCCAGAGCGTAGGCAAACATCTCGTTACCATTGGCTGAACCTTTTTCAAACACATCTACGTAGTTACAAATAGAAGCGTTTTCGGCGAGCATTCCGTAATCCATCGCCAGCTTCCCTGACAAAACATTCGCGATGAGCGCATCGCTTTTATGGTTCATGTGTCTCGGCATGCGTAGACGTTTTGCTGTTTGCAGCACCCCCACATCCGAAGCTGGTATGTCAGCCCATCGTTCTGGGTTAATAATAAAAACGCTCAGGTCTAAATGGTTTTTACCAATCTTGCTGCCGATGAGCTTATAAGCCTGACTGTGTTTAGGGTGGTCGCTAAATACCCCTGCGCGGCTCAAACAAATGTCATACTCACTGAGCAGTTCCCAAGACGGCATATCCCCATCTTTAACGTCCAAAATAACTCCGCTCTTCACCACTAACGCTGTCTTTGTGAGATTCTTCAGGGCTGTAGGTATAAACCCTCCAACGTAGGGCACCACCTTATAGTCCCAGTCAGGCATGTTCGTTTTTACAGAGTTAACTGTTAACGACGCCAGCCTGTTGCACTCGACTACTAAAACTTCTGGGCGCGACATGCTCAACTCCTATGTACTGATCAAAAAAGTTAGTCACGTTATCCTGATGACTATCGGGGCTTGACGGTATTAGCCCCGAACTATCGCTACTTAAAAGCGCTTTCAAGCGGTCTACTCGAAGAACGCCTTGAGTTTCCAACGCCCTGTAAATTGCCGTGTACGTACACCATTCATCGCGCTTGCCGAATAAGTAAACTTTCTTACCTTTTGCAAGGGCTACAATGCCCATCTCACTGTTTTCACAGCAGCCCACAATCGCCGCTCGATCTAGTATTGCGTTGCCACTCTTCTTCTTTTCAATAATGTTCTCTGCGCCGTACTTATGTACTAAATGCTGATACACAGTTGGCGACGTAAGCGGGTGGCACTTGAGTTTCGCGCCTTGCGCTATTGCTCTCTCGACTTTAGGCCAGTCCGTAACCTTGTCTAATATGTTCGTACCTGGGAGGAAGATAACGAAGTCATGTTCCTCTCCAGTCGATCGTAGTCGGTACTTGTCTTCATTGTTCTCAGCAATATCATTGAACCAACGCTCGCCAACCGCGTTAATTTTGCCGCTCGCAGCTTGCTGCATCGTTTTAGACGCGTGTTCTATACTCGCTGCTCTTAGGTAAATGAACTTCGTCAGCAAGTCCGTATAAACGTAGCCATGTATCTTGCCGTCGCTAAAGTTGTACCAAAGGTCATATTCGATCTTTGTACCTCTCCACGTCTCCGGTAACAGCTTCTTGATCGCTATTAACTGGTCGCTCTTTCTGTTCCTCAGTACATTTCCGCTTTTGAAAAAGTGCGCAGCGGGGTTACCAAACTCGTCATTCTCAGCTAGTTTCTTCAAGTCTTTTTACCAATTGAGCCACCTGCTCTTCGAGTTCAGAAATACGGTCTTCTGTTTCTGAAAAGTGCTCCATAATTACGTCAAGCGTGTTTTCTAATTTTCGAGCTATATCATCCATTAGTCTTCCGTCCACTGTGAGCCATCCCAATAACGGCGATTGTTAGCGCCTTGACTGCCTACTTCGGTCTCATTACCCGTTGCTGTAAGTCTTTCGTAAACCACCGTGGACGTATCCCGATTCGTGTTAGTCGATCTACTTGTCCCTGTGTCATGCGCGGTAGTGTTGTTAGTGTCAAAAGTCGTAGTGAACGACGTAGTAGTTGATCTGCTGGTGCCAGTAGCCCGCGACGTATTAAACGACGTAGTAGTTGATCTGCTGGTGCCAGTGGCGCGAGACGTATTAAACGATGTGGTGTACGACGTAGTAGTTGATCTGCTGGTGCCAGTGGCGCGAGACGTGTTGAAAGACGTGGCGGTTGATTTGCTGGTGCCGCGAGAGGTTCCACGGGTGGTTCCGCGAGAGGTTCCATAAGTAGTGGTGCGAGAAGTGCTGCGGGTTCTGGCGAGCCTCTTAATTCGATAATTGTAGCTCGTGACGCCGTAAGTCGCATCATAACCGGTACTGTGTTGAGCGCCCCGCTGGTATGTAAAACCGCCCGCCGAATAAGTGGTGGTGGTGGCTTGAGCCGAAGCAATTGCTGTGCCACCGTATGTCCAGCTTGATAAATCGCCACCAATACTGCTACTCGTGCGTAATACCCTGTTATTTGTGGAGTACCCTGGGTAGCTTTGTGCGTGTGTCTGTGTGTTGTAAGTCGTGGTACGCGACGTGTTAAACGACGTGACGATAGCCGTATTAAACGATGTGGTGTACGACGTAGTAGTTGATCTGCTTGTACCGTAAGTGGTCGTTGTGTTGAACGACGTGGTGGTTGCTTTGCTGGTGCCGCGAGAAGTACCGAAAGTAGTCGTGGTGTTAAAGGCTGTAGTCGTAGCGTTGCTCGTACCAAAAGTAGTGGTCGTGTCGAACGCTGTCGTAGTCGCGTTGCTCGTGCCAGCACTGGTGCTATAGGTGGTCGTATAGCTGGTGGAGGTATCAAACGCTGTGACGGTGGCAAAAACGGTACTTGTATCTCTGGTTGTGTCATAGACAGCATTCCAGACAGTGCCTAACGTACCGTTGTTGTTTACAACAACGTAGTTAACGCCATACAACGTTCCCTGATCCCCTTTAGCGAAGATTTGGGTAGGTTCTTTAAGAGTACCACTGTCGTTAACTTTTATTGACATGGCTGGCCCTTAGCTCACTACATACCAGACGTGTCCGTTTGCAAAGCCACTGGCACTGGTGGGAGCCGTAGTGACAACAGATTGTGTACCTGCATTATTGAGTTTCGTGTGATCTGCATCAGTGAACACATTTGAGTCGCTTGCGGCCTCAACAGCCGCACGTATCTCGGCATTTGTCTGGTCAGCAGTGGCATTAGCCTCTATACCATCGAGCTTGGTATGGTCCGCATCGGTGAAGTTGTTCTGCGTTAGACCGCCATCGCCCACTGTGTAGGTAGTGTCTGTATCAGCTTGTGTTGCAACATCGTTTAAACCTGCAGCGGTAAGCCTAAGCTCACACTTATCTCCTGACGAAAAGGTACGGGCAGTAGAGTTATCTTGGGCTCTAACGACCGTCAACGTGTTACTGCTACGAGCCGTACATTTAACAATCTCTTTAAGCGTCGGGTCGCTGTCTACTTCAAGAGTCAGATAAAGGTAGTCGCTACCAGAAAGCGCTGGAAACGCTGACCCATCTGCCACCGTAATAGATGTGGCAGAATCGCTAACACCCGCCGACAGCGTCGTAGTCGCATTGTTGTGAAATAAAACTGCCATGAGAAACCTCTCTTACGAAGCGGTTATTGCCCAAGTCACGGTCATAGCATCTGAAGAACCTTTGTTCACAGTTGCAAAGACTGTTCTGCACAACATTGTGCCGCCGCTAGAAGCGTTCAAAATCGCTGCTTCAGTAAGAGCCGCCGTCGCTGTGCCAGCTGGGAACGTAGCTACGTAAGTAATAACGTTGCTGCTAACAGTGGTAGAGGTTAAAGACACACGACCAGACTCTGAACCGAGCGCGGTATCACCTGCAGCTGCAGCTGTGTTGTCTGTGCCTGTAGCCATGTGACTCATAGCGCCAGCTGTGGTGTCTTTCATGCGGCTAGCAACGTAACCCTTACCAGCCGTAACGACGAGGTTGGGTATCTCTTGCACCACTTCATTGTTGATTGCCACGGTTACATGGCCTGTCAGTTTTAATGCTTCATTAATCATGGTTTTATCCTATGAATTAAGTGTGAATGTGTTTAATGCTGAGGTGTTCAGTACAGCGTTGTGACCAGCTCTTATCTCGTAACTAAAACTGTCTGAGAACGACAGCACATTTGTTTTCTCGACGCCCCAGTTCGGGCTAACGTTTACTACTTCGTCCAGACCGAACGCTTCGGTAAAGCCTCTGGAAAAATTCGCAACACGGCTAAACGAGTCAGACACCGAAAACGCGTCGCTTGCAGGTTTGGCATAAGTACTGCTGTACAAATCTCCGAGTGATATGGAGTCTGCTTTGCTTGTATCAAACGCTCGATCAATTACTTCGGACAGAGCGACCTGATCGCTAATACCTTTGTCAAACGTAAAGACAGATGCGTCTGTCACCGCAAACGAATCGGTAAAGTCACGTATAACTGTCACCAGCAAACTGACTGAGTCGCTAAATCCAACGCTATCAACTGCGCTTTTAGCTAACGCAATGGCCTGAGATTCAGTGAATCCCAAGCTGTCTAAGGTTGTCTTTTGCGTATGCAGCGCTGCTACATCCGAAAAATTAAAAGGGTCGTCTAGATACTGATTTATTGGATACGCATCCAACTTAATCTCAGTGGCAGTCATGTCTGTGTATGACACTTCGCCCTTTGCTAACTGGTAGGCGGCTCTGCCAGTAATTTTTACGTAAGTAACGCTAGCCTTCGGACCCATTAGTCAAAATCACTACGTACTTTTAGCTTTAACAAGTCATAAACAGTCTGAATACCGCCGTTAGCAAAGGTCATTTCAATCTCACCTTCAAACGTACCAGCTGTATCTAGCGTCCCAGTAGGGAAGTTAGTGGCTACTTTCCCGTTCGTGGCATCAGTTACTGTGCAGGAAAGCGTGCTCTTCACGGTTGTACTACCAAGCTCTCGTATACGTAGTTTTACCGAGCCGCCTGTTATATCAATCGGAGCCCACGTAGAAGCGTCATTTTCGTCTAGCGTTTTGCCAGACGCTGCGGCTTGACTGTCTTTTAGCGTAAAAGTCAGCTCTGGCAGAGTGTCACCTGCAACAAGGTTAAGTGTTTGTGAATACGCCATTTTTACACCTGTATGTTATCTGATTATATTAGCTGAACTAATATAATGCTAGTAATTAATAGCACCAAAGGACTGGAGTGGTCTTTCTGATGTCTACATGTACGAAGCCCTTTGCAACACCAACGGACATCCCCATTGCCAATGCATGAGCCACAATTGCGCGCCGTTGAGCGCCACCTTGTACTGCGACATCTGCGGCAATGCCCTGTGCGTGGGTGCCTGGTTCTGCCTTTCGCTTCTCGACGCTGTGATTTTTACTTCTAAAACCGCTCGTTATATAGAACGGGAAACCGCATGCTGCTCTCAGTTGATCTAGTGCGTGAATAAAATCTTCTTGCATTTCATTCTCGCCAGTCTCTTGGCAGTCAAAATCTTCTATCTTGAAGTACTTAAACTCTGTCATTGTTATTCTCTGAACATATAAAAAACGAAGCCGAGCAGTGCTGCCCAGATTGAGGCGACGAGCCCCTGACCAACCTTAACGACCTGACTATTAGTGGCTACTTGCTCGGCTACTTCGTCGAGCTTCCGCTCGCCTTCATCGAGACGAAACTCATGACGCTTTAGACGCGCGTCTGTACCAATGAGCTTCTCTTCAACGCGTGCTACGTTAGTTAGCACCTCGGTCAGCTTGTCTATCTTTGCTTCAAGTCGGTCGAACCGTCGGTTTGTTTCTGGGTCGGTCATTTGCGCATTCCCATAAGTTTCGATGCGCCCTTGATTCCAAAGGAACTCGAGATCGCGATAAATAGAAGGTATTGATACCACTCAGGCAGATCGTTCAGCGTTGAGAATGCTTGCCGCACACGATCTACAACTGTCATATCGTTAGCTATGATTGCGTAGCCAACCATGAATATTGGTACAGCTAATATTATAGTCCAAAACTCATCTTTCCACGAGCTGCCAGAAGCGTCTGCCATCTTCGCTTCCCAGTCTGCATCGTTCTGGATAACGTTCATTTTGGCTTCGTGCTTAGCCTGCTTTTCAGCAGCCTTGTTAGCCAAAAACGTTTTACCAATATCGGCCACAGGGCCTAGTAGTGCTGTAAATATGCTCATAAATTTCTCCTAAAGTACTAGACTGTATCCAGGGATTATCCGAGCAGGCACTACGTCCCAGCCTTTACCGCTGTAAAGGCCTAACGCTATATCGTCGACAAGGAATCCGTATGTGGGGCCAAAGATAGGCGATAACGCCTTGAAGGTTTGTCCAATTGGGCCAAGCCCTTGCGACTCGCCCCATTCAGCGCTTTTACCAATCATGCCGAACACGGCCATTGGTCCAGCTAGACCGCCGCGATCAAATAACTCACCCATGTAAGTCATCATATCCATTCTGTCAGAACGGAAGTAACGGGCGTTTGCTTCTACGCCAGGGAGTACGCCTGCAATGCCTGCTTTCGCAATTTCTCGCAATTCCAAAGACAGTGCAGCAAGCGGCATAAACGCTGCGGCCGTAAGGAGACCCATCATCCCAACGCTGCTTAACTTAGCCAGAGTAGTGTCGCCCTCTGCCAACCGCATCTGCATTTCACGTTTAACGCCGCCTAGGATTACTTTACCGAACGAGAATAGGTATGACTTTAGCGCCCAGATAAGCTGATACTTCGGGTCGTTACCCCAGCTAGTACGCTCAGCTGCATTTGGCTTCAACATAGAGTTATCTACAAAGCGTTGCATAGCGCCCATCACCGCTTTTCCGTCTTCACCCTCGAAGGTGTAATGAGCACCATCAACCTGACTGCTGTGCCAAGACTTTACTTGCTCAGCTGTTACGCCGTGGTCTTTGAGATAGCGACTAGCGCGGTCGTTATTCGTCTTGTTGTAAGCGTGCTCAACCAAAAACTCTACGCTCATTACGGAGGCAAACTCTCTGGTGTAGCGGGTGAAGTAATCCAAGCCGATCTTCGAAAAGAACGCGTCAGAGTATTTACGTACTCGAGGGTCTAAGTACTCGGCATCTGCTTCGGTAAGCCCGAGATTACCCATTACCGTGCTGTGGGTTACACCGAGTGTTCTAGCGAGTTGAATAGCTTGCTCGGGGTTCTGGATACGCGAGAGTATGGCGTTCTTAGCCATGCCAAAACCGTTGAACTCTTTAGTGTTAACGATAGCACCACCAAACTCTGGGATAGACCCGATAGTAGCTAGCGGCAACAACGTAACCCAGTTAAACAGTTGCATCCAAGACATAGCTTTGGAAAGCCTTGGGTTTAGTGGCTTATCTGTGTAACCGAGGTATCGCTCTAGGGTGGTGACCGCTTCTTTGCGCTTCGCTTCAGGTAACTTAGCCAACTCAGACGCAAGCATGTCGTTGCCGTCTGCGTCGTGGGTGTTACGTTTCCATTCAGAACGCGTAATTACGTGCCGTATGTACTTCATCAATGCCACTTCTGGCTTTTCAATGAACGGCTTCAATTCACTGTGCGGTATGTTTTGTGTCAGTACTCGCGCTTTTTCAACGACGCTCTGTGGGTTTTGAGCGTCAAAGGTAATCTCATTGTCATTTATGATACTTTGCTGTCTCGCGACAAGACCGCTTACCGCTTGGCGAATGGTCTCCTCGTTAGCAAGTGGGTTGTACTTGATGACAATCTCAGTAAATGTGGTCTCTGGCGCGCCTTCCGCGATTGCACGAGTTTCGTTGTTAAAAATAGCCGCCAAGTCTAGCGCCACGGGAAAAAAGTCTCCGCGCTTAGCTATCTCATTGCCTGGGGTCTTGGCGATGTAGTCGTCGTAAAATTTGTTTAGCCAGTCTCTAATCTCACGAGCCTTGCCGTCCAAGTCTTCAGTCTTCTTGTCTTGGTCTGCCGCAAGCTCAAATGCATCTTGTACTTCTTTAGCTTCCCAGTTTGTACCGAGAATCTTTTCGAGTTGGTCATACACTTGTCCGCGTACATGGTCTTTCGACTTGAGATAACCAAACTGGTTGTTGGCCCGAGATTTAGCATTTGAACGCGCGTACATCATGTCGGCTATTACTGGGCTAATACCGCGAAGAATGTTGTCCTCTGGTAGCACCATTTTAAACATGGTGTGGCCAGCAGCAGTGCCATCAATATGATCTTTGAAGTTGCGAAGCATTGAGTTAACGCTTTGCTGGGCATCGGGGTTCTTTGTGATCGACTCTTCCATCGCCCGAACAAGCGATTTTTTGCTGTAAGCCACTTCTCTTGACGCCTTGCCAGCCACTTGTCGCAAATGCGCTCGTTCTTTAATGATGGTGTTTTCTATGTAGTCATCAAAGCTCTTTGAGTAGGAGTCTTTACCAAATCGGCGTTTGAACTCCGCGCTTAGCGAGTCCCACATAGCTTTTAGCTTCTCAGCTATCTTCGCAAAGGTTCTGCCTACAACACCGTTGGGCTGCTTCTGATCCCTGATGTATATGTTCTTAGCTGTGATTGCAGTCTGATCCGCAAACCATTCTTCGAACCCGTGTTCAGTTTGATACTGTGCAGGTGCGCCCGGAGCCGTGCGCGCTTTCTCAAAGTCACGTTCAAGTCTCTTTCTCAAGGCGGGGTTAGCTAGTGTGCCTTCAATCTCTTCATTAAACAGAACATGCCCCAGCGCTTCGTGGGCAGAAATTAAAGCGGTTTGTAGGTCATTAGCTACACTAATATCATCAACCAAAGCAACGTGAGCATTGGTAAAACCGATATACTCCCCGCGTTTATCGTTGTTGCTCGCTAACTCAGCTGCAACGTTCGTGATCATAGCGGCGACTTGCGGATCGTTAAACTGCTCTGCAATTTTTGCAGGAGTAAGTTTTTTAAGTTGCGAAAGACCAATAACGATTACCGGCTTCTTTGGCTTTATCTTAGCGATCGTCTTAGTCACAAACTCAGTCGATATCGTACCCAAGCTACCGAAGGGGTATTCAGCGCCACGATAAGTCTGGCGTCCATACGTTTGCCTGTTCTTCCCGCCCAAGCTGCGATCAACGTCGCGTCGTGGGTTCATCTCCAGATTCAATCGTGTTTTAGGCAGATCTGGGTCAGCAGCATCAAAACCGTCTTTGTTGTAGTTCGACGTGCTCATGCCCATGACTTCGTCACCGAGACCTTGTTCTGTGTCTCGGTTAGCGCCTTCATTTACGACAGGGTCTTTGACAGTGACGTTATCGAAGCCTTCTGTGTCGCGCAGCCTAGTTGCGTAAGCATCAGCTTCTTCTGCGCTGTAGAAGTACTCTTCTACGCTTTCTACTTCAGTAAATTGCTCGCGTGCTAAGGCCTCATCAACGGCTTTCGCTCTAGTGGTTTGAGTTTGTTTAGCGGTGATTATCTGCTCAATTCTGGCTTGGCTAGCTGGCTGAGGCGCTCCCGCTAAGTTGGAACCGAGTTCTGAAGGCTGCGGGTCACGCTCACTAAGAGTCGGGGCGTTTACGGCATCGCCGCGCGGTACACGGCGCGTTGCAGTTACAACAAAAGCGCTGTTCTTAGGCGTGAGACGCAATTCCGGTTTGAAACCATCTCGCTCAAGGCGAGCAACCTCTTTCTTTGCAGTCTCTAGCGTAAGTGGCTTGCCGTTAGGACGGTTGTTTTCGCGGCGGACAGAAAACTGCTCTCCGAACGAATCCGTGAATTCTACACTGACAAAATTATCTGACTTGCGATCCGTAACGACTGTAGTTGAAACGCTGGCTTTTGACCTTGCTTTATACTTAGCATAAATCGCATCGCGTTCTCGCTCAGTTAACCGTGCTAACTTTTCAAGCTCTCGCTGTTCCTGGGGGGTTGGTCCGTCACCTTCTTCATAAAAGGGCAAATTGTTCTGGTAGTTAGCTGCCTCAATGCGGTCTATCTCATCTTCGGCTTTAGCTACCCAATCATTGTCCCCAGGATTTACTCTTGTTTCAATTCGAGAACCAGCCATTTGGCCTCTAGCGCCTAGCACATCACGGAGCTGTACATCGGCACCGTCTGCTCTTGCCGCCACAACGTCGCCTATTGGACCTAACAAGTCTTGGCTAGTGATATCAAAGATCGACTTGCCTTGTATGCGTATGTCGACAGTAGGCTTACCTTCATCTGCCAGCTTAACGTTTAGCTCTGTT